CTATAAGGTCATAGTCGTAAGTTGCTTGAGTATCAACGGAACACTTTCTTGCTCTAAAGTAATCGGCAGTTATTACTTCACCGATTGCCCCGTAAATGTTTCCTTTTCCTTTTTCTATTGAGTTGTTCAAGACCTTAAACTCGTAAAGTTCTTGCGCTCTTTTTCTTTGCTCTTCGGTTATAATTATCTCGACCATATTTAAAGATACGAATCTAAGTGGCACAATTCAAAACAATTGCTATTTACAATAAAAGCAACCTTATGAACATTTCAGAAATTGTCGGGGCAAAACTTCCCGAAATCAAAAAACTATTGTTCAGCGAGACAACCGAAGAGGCTTTCGTTGATGCTAAACTTGTCGATGGAACAATTATTCGTTACGAGAGTCTAGAAATCGGAGCGGCTTTGTCAGTAGTTGGCGAAGATGGCGAGATTGTTGCCGCACCTGACGGGCAACACGAACTAGAAAGCGGTGAAGTTGTAAGAACTGAAGAGGGCGTTATCGTTGAAGTTCTTGAGCCTGAAGCTGAAGAGGAAGCAAAGGACGAAGAAAAAGAAGAGGAGATGAGCGCAGAAGTACCAGCGTTTGATGCAGATGCTTTCAAGTTGGACATTATGAACTCAGTAGCTACTTTGATACAATCTGAAGTTGAGAAGTTCGCCAAGAATGACAAGGTAAGCGACATCGAGAAAGCGGTTAGTATTATGACTGACATCGTTGAAAAGATGGCAGCTACGCCAAAGGAAGCACCATCTAAGAAGGTTTCTAACCCATTCGGGAAAGGAACTGACTACTCGGCTCTTGCGGCTAAGATTAGCGCAGTAATGAAAGAATCAAAAAAATAAACTTATAAACTTATAAAACTTTAAAAAATGGCTTTAGATTTAACTGGGCTAACCGCCTACATTGACGAGCAAAATTTTCCGATGGTTACAAAGGCTCTTATCGGAGGGCGTACGGCTTCAATGCTCACAACTCAAGTCGGAGTTGCTGGAAAGACGAAGATTAATTTACTCGATGTGGACGTTGTTATGCAAGACGGCTCAGGTTGTGCTTGGAATGCTTCGGGTAATGTTGACTTGACTCAACGCGAGATTGATGCAAAGCAAGTAAAAATCAACTTGGAAGTTTGTCCAAAAGAACTTCAAGGTTATTATTGGAGAACTCAAATGGCGGCTGGAACGCACCAAGAGGCTTTGCCTTTCGAGGAGCAGTTCGCTAACTATCTTGTTGAGAAAGTTCAAGACGAGATTGAGAAGGTAATTTGGAACGGAGATGCACAAACTCCAGCGGCTGGAAACTTAGGTATGTTTGACGGTCTTGTAATGCCAAGAGCATTGTACACGGATTGCAACCTAGCAACTGGTTCTTTTGCTACTCCACTAACTGGAGCAATTACAATTTCAAACGTACTTGAGGCAATTGAAAGAATCTACGTTGAAACTCCAAGCGCGGCAGTTGCAAAAGGAGACTTCAAAATCTTCTTAGGAACTGACAAATTTAGAGTTCTTGCGGCAGCTTTGATGAACGGAAACGGTCTTTCTTCTGCTGGTGGTCAATTGAACAACTACACATCAGACTTCGACCCGTTGAGACTTATCTTCCCGGGAACTAACATCGAGATTGTTGGTGTTGGTGGACTTGAAGGTACTAACGACATCTACGGAATGAGCATGAGCAATGCCATTTTGGGAGTCAATTTATCTGAAGATTCTAGCCGACTCGAAACTTGGTTTTCGCAAGACGACAGAAAGTACAGAGTTGCAATGGAGTTCACTATGGGCGTTCAGGTGGCTTACCCTGACCAAGTTGGTAAGGTAATTATATAACTGATTTAACGGGGCGGCTTCGGTCGCCCCTTCACTCTAAAACAAAAACAAAATGGCATATACTTCTTGTGCATTAACTACGGGTTTCGACCTTGACTGCCGCGATGCAGTTGGTGGAGTGAAGAGCGTTAGATTGGGAAGTCTTGAGGACTATACTGCAATGGCTGCAACGGTTGCGGCTGGTGCAATTACTGGCTTTGGTTCTGCGGCACTTGAGTTCTTCAAGTACGACCAACTAAAAGAAACGTCTTCTTTAACGGAAACGATTAACGGTTCTTCACAAAATGGAACTGTTTATTACACTCCTGAAGTTGTAATTGTTCTTTCAAAGTTGGACGTTACCAAAAGAAACGAGATTAAAGTTCTTGCTCAACAAAGGCTTGTGGCTATCGTTGAAGGCAATGACGGTTCTTACTGGACTGTCGGTTACGAAAATGGTCTCGAATTGAACGCTGGTACTTCATCAACGGGGACGGCATTTGGCGACCTATCGGGAATTTCTTTAACGCTTTCAGGAATGGAAAAAGAACCAATGCTTTCAATTGCTCAAGCTGAAGTTGATTTGGTAACAAGTACCGTACAAGCATAATTTAACTATCTTTACACTCTCTTTCGGGAGTTCTTTTCTTAGTTCTGTTTTGAGACCCTTGCCATTCGGTGAGGGTTTCTTTTTTTTACAGATGGCACAAAAACAACATTTTGCTATCTATATAAAAACACAATGGCTTCAACCGTAACTGCCGCAACGGCAACCGTACAAATAGTAGAATCTCTAACGCTCGGAAACGTAGATAGAGGCGGCTCACACACTCGCACAATTACCAACGTGGCAGAAGCAGACCGTAGGGTTATGACCGTAGCCCATTCAGGAGAGATTGACTTAATCGAATTGAACTCAGCTAACGGAAGAGGGAAATTCGTACGATCTGCAATTCGTTACATTAGAATCACAAACCTTGACGATACTAACTTTATCCGGGTAAGGTTCAAGAAGTCGGGAGCGGAAACGGCAGACGTTAAAGTTGATGCTGGTGCAACCTTTATGCTTTCTACTGGTTCAATGGATGTTGATGCAACTGCAAGTGCATTCAGCGCATTTGTTGATATTGACGACATTAGCGCACAAGCTGACACGGCAGACGTTGACGTTGAATTTGTTGTCTTTGCAGTTTGATTAATATAGAACGAAATAGCCCGAACGAGATAGCGTTAACCTTGAAAGAAAGGGGGACGGCTACTTACTACTTGTTCAAGTTCCAAAGCGATAACACCGAAGCGGTGAAATATTGCATTGCAACTGACTCTAGTGCTTTCCCGAATAGATACAATAGGTTCACTATTACAGAACAAACAAGCCCCGACAACTTAAACGCTCAAGTGGAAATGACCACCGAAGGACAATGGCGATATTTCGTTTACGCAAACGTCTCAAGTTCTAACTTAGACCCTACGGGATTGGTTGAATTGGAAAGCGGAATAGTGAAAGTTACGGGAACAACCACACCAGTTACAAGCTACTCAGGCGGTAACTCTAATTATGTAGTGTATGGCTCTTAAAGTTTTAAATTTCGGTACGCAGAAAGTGCCAACCTTCAAGGAGGCAAGGGGCAAAGATTGGATTCTATTCGGAGACGAAGGCGAATACAAGAACCGCTATCCTGAATACTTGCTTGACCTTTATCGCAGAAGCGCAAAGAACCACGCTATAATCAACTCTAAAAAGGATTATGTAGTTGGACAAGGTTGGGCGGTTAACGCTGAAGGGTTGGACACGTTAGGGCTTGCGAAGTTACAAGAGTTCATAAACCACCCAAACCAATACGAGAGCCTAAACGACATCTTAGAGAAGGTTGCGCTTGACTACGAACTTTACAACGGCTTCGCTCTTGAGATAGTTTACAATCAACTAAACGACAAGATAGCGGCAGTATATCACGCTGACTTTGCACGTTACAGAAGCAACGAGGACGGCTCTTGCTATTACTACTCGGAGGACTGGAGCAAACACAACCCCGTTGTTGAGAAGATTGAAGCGTTTAACTGGAAAGAGCCAAGCGGAAAACAACTACTTTACGTTAAAGGTTACTCACCTGACTGCAAATACTACCCACTACCGACCTATTTGGGTTCTACTTCTTACATTGAGTTAGACGTTGAGATTGCTAATTTCCATTTGAACGCAGTTAAGAACAACTTTGTTGGCGGCACGATTGTTTCATTCTACAACGGAGAACCAACGGCTGAGGAGCAAGAAGAAATCGAGCGACAAATCAAGGACAAGTTTACTGGAACTGATAACGCTAATTCGATAGTGTTAAACTTCGCAGATTCAAGGGATAGAGGAGTTGAGATTCAGCAACTAAACGGAAACGACTTCGATAAGCGTTTCGACATTCTAAACAAGACGGTACAAAGAGAAATCTACGCTGGACATCAAGTAACCGACCCGGCACTATTCGGAATTAAAGAGGACGGAATCTTCACAAG